ATATCCTATTACTGGTGGGACTATAACAACATCAGGAACTTTAGATTTAGCCTTTGGGACTACAACTCCTAATACTTGGTCTGATTTACAAACTTTTACTTCAGGTATTTCTGTTTCAAGTGATACCATAACAGATTTTGCTGGGTTAGGATTAACAGTTGCGGGTGGTGATTTAAACTGCGACACAGCTGATACTTCTACTTTTGGTTGTTTAACTGCATCTGACTTTATAACTTTTAATAACAAAATATCTTCTCAATGGACTACAACTGGTAGTGATATTTATTATAATTCAGGCAACGTCGGCATCGGGACGACGGAGCCGAGTCAACTTCTAACTTTAAGCTCTGCTACTGTCAATACTTATCTTGCAATAGAAAATACTAATGCTGGTGATATAGACAACTGGTCACTAAGGTCAGGGACAAGTGGATTTTTTGTTCGAAATGAAAAAGATGGGAGAGATGATTTTAATATATCTAATACGGGAGATGTCATTTTCAATGGCGGCGGCAACGTCGGCATCGGGACGACGACTCCAAGCAGTGCACTAGCAGTCAGTGGTGGTTTAAGTGTAGGTGCAGATTACAATAATATAGCACCGACGAATGGAGTAATAATCCAAGGAAATTTGGGTATTGGCACAACCACCCCACTTTCAACTTTAGATGTATACGGCAATGGAATATTTAGTGGATTAACCAACAACTCTCGTTATCTAAACTTTGGAGATATAGTAGGAGAAACAGGCTATGGTCTTCGTAATAGATTAGGAGTGATAGAAACTAAAGACAATGGTGACACTAATTGGCAAGCAGTAGGAACAATTTGTCCTGCTACCATGGTAGACACTGATGGTAATGTTTACGATGTGGTAAAAATAGGCAACCAATGCTGGATGGCTGAGAACCTTAATGTTGGAACTAGAATAGATGGAGTCGATGAGATGGCAGACACAGGAACAATAGAAAAATACTGTTATGGTGACGACGAAGCCAATTGTACAACTGACGGAGGTCTCTACCAATGGGATGAAATGATGCAATACACAGAAACAGAAGGCACTCAAGGTATTTGTTCCACAGGTTGGCATATCCCTACAGATGCAGAACAACACACTCTAGACCAATACTTAACTGCCGAAGGAGGTACCTGTGATGCCGACCGTTCAAATGTTTGGGATTGTGCCCCAGCAGGAACCGCTTTAAAGGAATCGGGTTCTTCAGGGTTTGAAGCAGTCCTTTCCGGCCGCCGCGATGCTAATGGCGCTTTCATCAATTCGGGCGCGCACACGTACTTTTGGTCGTCTTCCGTGTCTGGGGCTAATGCTTGGACGCACCACCTGACCTCTAGTCACTCCACTGTCTACCGCTACCCGTACGTTCAGGCGTACGGCTTTTCTGTTCGTTGTCTGAAAGATACTGATGATTCGACTCTTTGGCTCTTTGACTCTTTGGCGAATATTAGCGATACCAATGTCATCGCTGACAGCGACGGAGATAGCGATGGAAATATCTTGTTTAGAATTGGTACAACAACAAAAATGATGGTAAATAACACAGGCAACGTCGGCATCGGCACGACGGCTCCTTTAGGCAAATTAATTGTCAAAGGTGCTGGAACAGGAACGGGAATTGGTTTTCAAACTCAAAACTCATCAGGAACGGCAAAAGTAACGATGCTAGATAACGGAAACCTCGGCATCGGGACAACTGAACCAGACGAATTACTACATGTTAAGGGAGCAACCTCAGCATATATTTATGTGGAAGATGGAAATTCAGCAGTGGAGAAAAAAATAAAATTTATTGGTTCATCGGATGATAATTTATTTTTAGGTAGAGCTGATGATGATGGAGATAATAGAGTAAGGCAGATGACGATTCAAAACAACGGCAACGTCGGCATCGGGACGACGGGTCCAAATTCACTTTTACAGGTTGGCGATGGAACAGCCCATCCAGAGTTTAGAATATATGGAAATGGCTCAGATATTGGAGGGATAAGGTATGCATCCCAGTATATAGACACTTGGGGAAACTTACGATTTGGAGGAGATTATACTTCGGCTATGTTTACTGGTCATCTTCTCGTGGGAAGTAATAAAGCAATGATTCTTGGAAGCAGTGGGCAGTTTTATTTTCAATATAATTCAGCAGGTGACAGATTAGATATTTATGATACCCGTTTGGGAGTTGGAACGGGGATAACATTAAATAACGGCAACGTCGGCATCGGGACGACCAATCCCATATATAAATTAGATGTGGCTGGAACAGGAAGATTTACTGGAGCATTGACATTAGATACAGACTTAACAGTAGCCAACGGAGGTTCAGGAGCTTCAACCTTTACAGACCACGGAGTATTAGTTGGTGCTGGAGCAAGTGCTTTTACAGCCCTTACAGTAGGAACAGATGGACAACTTCTTATAGGAGATAGTGCTAACGACCCAGTATTTGCTACTCTTAATTGTGCTGATAGCCTTACTTGTACAACAGGGGCGGGAACTTTAGAGATAGATGTTGATGATGATTTTCTTAGACTTGGTGGTGATATAGCTTCAGCAGGAACTTATGATTTTGGAACTGCCAGTGTAATATTAGAGATACCTAATGCAGCCGCCCCATCAGTCGCAGCCGATGGCGTATTAGCACACGACACAACAGATAACCAACTAATTTTAGGAGCTGATGCTAATGTTATTAGAACAGACGAAGCTATATTTGGTTTTACTTTAGCTTCTACAAGTCCAGAATGGTTTAGCGGAGGTAGTTTGCCTGTACCACTTGAAAAAGACGGATATACTATCACAAGCTATTCTTGTTATGTTACTACTGCTACATCAGTTGTTTTAACACCGTCAGGAGCTACACAGGGTGATTTAGACGCTATAACTTGTGCTACTACGGCAACAACTGATACAACGATGACAGCAACATCAGTAATATTGGCAGATGAATTAGTTCAAATGAAAATTGGAACAATAACAGGAGCACCAGACTACGTTAGCTTTACAGCTTTCGGAGAATGGACTAGAGAATAAAATATGAAGAAATTAATTATATTATTATTTATATTATTTATAGCTGGATGTGGTTTGCCTGACCCACCTTTTGGTAGTGATGTTAAGGCAGTAGGAAAAATAACTGCACCAGAGAATAATACTTTTAAAATTGGTGTTCAAAACTACGAAGATGAATTTAAAGACGATATTACAGACGATAAGGCTTTACAATATAAATTAGGTGATAAATATATAGCTTTTAAACCGCTTGGAATGAAATGGGATACAACAGAATTTAAAACAGTCGCAAGTTCTTTAAAAGATGAAAAAGAATACAAAGAAGTTTTTGGTAAGGGGATAGACCTTGAAATAAAAACAGGAGAGAGAGTGTGGAGTAAAATAATTACGATTAATTCTTTAAAAGATTTAGGCGAGATACCCAAAGGGACAGAATATCTTGAAATTGAATTTGCTATGGATACCAATTTTATAATAGACGGTTGGAATAAAAATGATAAGTTTGAAATTAACGATACGGTTAGAGTAGGAGATTTTTCATATTTAGAACCTGCTAGAGCTTGGACAAGTTCAAGCACTTTAGATAGAGTTAAAATTAAAAGTTATTTTGAAAAAGGGAAATATGTTAAACAGATACCAGTTGAGTTTTTAAAAGACGCAGAATATCCAATTTGGGCAGATGCAGATATTACTTATGGGACAGCATTAGAATTTGAGGCTAGTGTAACAAAAAATACAAGAACAATTAAATTAGATACAGACAAATTTGCAGTATGTTGGGAGGATGATACTTTGAATGATGGAGAATGCAGGGCAGCTACCGTTTCAACAAGAACAATAAATTTTGGTGCTGCAAGTACGTTTGCAGCGTATACGTCATTTGATATTGGTGCGTGTACCATTGATACTAATAAAATAGCTGTAATCTATCCAGACGGCGACTTATTATGGGATGGTTATGCAAGAGTTGCAACTGTAAGTGGTACTACTATTGGTACTTGGGGAACAGCTATTGAAATTGAAACAGGCGATATGGAAGCACCGTCTTGTGCTAAATTAGATACTGATAAATTTATTTCTTGTTATAATGATGAAACAAATTCAAATACTCAAACTTGTGTAGCATCAACTGTATCTGGAACTACTGTTTCCCCTGGAACACCGAATGATATTGCTGTTACAGATTATTATGGAACTGGTAGGAGTAGTACAGCGCAACTTGAAACAGATAAATTTGTTCATTGTTTTTATGCCAATGATGTTACTTCTGCAATATGCTCAGTTGGAACCGTAAGTGGGACAACAATAGTTCACGGAACACCAAATGTTATAACTACTGACAATAAAGATGCCCCAGACGTTGATGTATTAGATACAGATAAATTTGTTGTTACTCTTGGAGCACAAAGTGGGGCATCAACAAATGGATTTATACGAGCAGCTACCGTTTCAACAAGAGCAATAACTTATGGGACTGGCGTAGATGCTATAACAGGTAATGGAGAATTAATGACAGCAATTACAAAAATTGATACTACTCATTTTGTTATTACAGGTAATAATAATAATGATGGGGATAAGGGAGTTTCAAGATATTCATCAGTAGATTGGGCAGATAAATCTCTCACATTAGGCGATGTTGAGATATTTGAAACTGGTTCAATTAGTGCTGATGGAGACAACGCTCAAAGTACAACTTTAATAAGCTCTGATAAAATAGTTATTTGTTTTCAAGATGATGATGATAGTGATAAAGGCAAATGTATTATAGGAGAAACTCCTTCAGTTTCTCCTCCCGAAACTACCCCCACAATAAACCGCCCTGATGTAATTTGGTTTGATTAAAAATATATGAATAAATTAATAATATGAAAACAATAATTATTATAAGTTCAATAGTCACAGGATTATTAATTATCAGTTTCTTTTCGTATAACAAGAAATGGTTGAAAACAACTATTTATACTTTAATTTTAGCAATACTTTTCTGTCCTTTATCTGGTATACTCGGATATAATTTAGGTATTTTTAATGGTCAAAAAATAGTAGAAGAATGCCCTGAGTTTAATTGCCCTACTTTTGAAGAATGTAAAAATCCTGAACCTTGTCCTGAAATGGAAGTAGTATACCAACAAGATGAGGCTTTGTTTCTTTGTCAGGAAGTCTTTAAAGAAAACGAAGAACTAAAGACTACTAATGAAGAATTAAAAACTGAAATTGGATTATTAGAACTTGCTCAAAAGACTGATAAGGAAAAGATGAATGAATTAGAAATTGAAAAAAATGAATGGTGGCAGAAGAATTATAAATGCCAAGAGCAATTAAAAATATTAATAAACTAAATATAAATTTATGAATGGTTCAAAAAAATTCAATTTGAATTCAGGGGAAGATTGGAAAGGCATTTCTAAAGTCTTTATTTATTCAGGCGGTTCAGCTTTGGTTTTGACGGCAATAAACATTTTACCGCAAATTGAAATTCCAGCAGGCTATTTATGGCTTGTTCCGATTGTCAACATTTTATTAGTAATGGCTAAAAAGTTTTTTAGCGACACACGATGAGATTTATAATAATAGGGTTGTTTCTATATGCAACGGAGTTGTTTGTGGAACGCTTTAAATAAGTATGAAGATTAGCTTGGAAGTTATCCACGAAGTTTTAACTAGAGTGGAAAAAAAAGTAGACCGCACTAATGGTCGTGTTAGTAAATTAGAAGAATGGAAAAATAGAATTGTAGGTGGCTTAATAGTTACCAATCTTATTTTATTACCTGTAGCTATAACTATTTTTTTACATTATATAAGATGAGTGAATTTGAAAAACAAGGTTTAATAATATTTTTAATAACAGTTTTAACGACAATTATATTTTTAGTTGTCTGGCTGTTTAATTGTTTATGAAAATTATAACTTATTTACTTTACATTTTAGATAGACTTTTTAAAAAGCCTAATCTTGATAATGGCTTTATAAGTGTAAAACCGACTGATACAGATTATATTCATAAAGAAGGTTCTTTTGGATTTGTAAGTAAAAGCAAACTATTACCAGATAAGAACTGGAAAAGGTTTAGGTCAAAAGCAGAAAAACAAAAAAGAGAACAAAGAGAAACTATGGCTTGTGTTACATTTTCTGCTATGAATGACTTAGAAGAATTAGTTAATTTTTATTTACAAGATGATAAGGATGAGAGCAAGGAGATAGCAAATATTTTTAAACAATTCACACTTGTAAAGAATGGTGAAGCTGATTTTTCAGATAGATATATTGCCAAACTTTCAGGGACTACAATAAGAGGTAATACTCAATCAAAAGTTGCTAATGCTATTAGACATTTTGGGCTAGTGCCAGAAAATGTATGGAGATGGAATACTGATAATTATTACGCTAATATTCCATTACATATTATATCTCAAGGTAAAGAACTTTTAGAATATATAGAATTTAAATATGAATGGGTTTATCCTAATGAATTTAATGATGTTAAAATCTATGCTCCAATTCAAACTTCAATGTATTATAGACCACCTTCAATTAAAAATGGGATTTATCAATATACTGGTTTAAGAAAAAATCACGCAGTAGTTAATGATTGTTATGAAGATAAAAAATATGATGGAATTTACAATACTTATGAGCCATTTGATGAAAAGGTAGCTTGGAATTTTAATCTAGGAATGGGTATGCTTTTTACCATTAAACTCAAAAAGAAATTACCTAACCCAGTAGATAAGTTTGTAGAAGACTATGACGGTAAAAACGTAAAGCATAAAGATAGTCCTGCAATCTTCCATATACAAAAAGGTAAAAAAAAATTATATCCATCTTGGCTAAGTTATTTAGCTTTTAATGGTTTAGACGTTGGCTATAAAGAAGTAGATAGAAGTTTAATTGAAGGAACTCCTGATGGAAATAATATGGATGTTACAGAGTCTAGTTATTGGAAATTACTTAAACACTTGAAAGAACCAGACAATTTACATAAATTATTAGAAATTTTAAATAAAAAATAATATGGCAGACATTATATCAACAAAAGTGATTAATAATAATATAATGGTTTTAAACGATTATATTATTAGAGGACGACCACAAACAACTTTAAGTGCTTCAGCAGATGCAGCCGCCACTACTATATCTGTATTTAGTATTGAAGGCTTTTCTGAAGGTAATTTTTACGCTTTAATTGGTTATGGTTCAGGCAATGCTGAACTTATTAAAATGCACGCTAGTACAGCACCATCAGGAACAACAATAACCTTAGCAGCCGCTTTAGCTAATAATCACGATGCTAACGAGCCAGTTAATTTTGTTAATTTTAATCAAATAGAATATAGTCTGGCTACCACAGCGACTGGTACTAAAACAGTGTTATCTACTGACAGTATAATGGAAACTAAAAAATGGAGTATTTATTGTGATGCTACTAATTCTACTGGTTATGCTTTTGTTCGGTTTAAAAATTCAGATGCTACAACTTATTCAGGCTATTCAGCTCCAGCACCTTATGCTAATGCTGCTTTTAATACTTGTGAATATATCATTAATGAAGCCTTAATTGAAACTAAACAAACCTTTACTGACAGCCTAACTCCATCTTATTGTCTTAAACAAATAGATGAATGTTTAAGAGATATACGAAAGAATAAAAACAAGCTTAGTTGGTCGCAAAGTTTTAATGCTATATTAGGTCAAACCGCAGAAGGAGTATTTAGATATTCAATGCCAACTGATATATATGATAAATATTCTATAAAAGCTATAGAACGTTTAAGTTTGGGTGGTGAACCAGCCTTAAATTTTGCTGACCCTAATTACTTTTTTAATCAGTTAATGACAGATGTTCACTTTACTCAAGTTACCACAGACGCTTCTCTAGGAGATATTACTTTAGAAATTAATAATTCTTATGATTTTGATGATGATGGTTCAGTTAATGTAGGAGGCGAAAATGTAACCTATACTGGCATAACTCGTAGTGCTACCGCAGGCATATTGACTGGTGTACCAGCTTCAGGAACAGGAGCTATACCAACGGCAGGAATATCAGCAGATGATTGGGTATTTCAAGGTGAAACCAATAGTGAGCCTAAATATTGGACTGCTTATAATGGATACATATACATATATCCTTTAGTTGATAGCACATGGGATAACTTCAATATCAATATAGACTACTTTAAGACCATAACCTCAGTTGATAGTTTAGAAGATGCTGTTGATTATATACAATTTGATTTAATTAAGTATTGGCTCAAGTGGAAAATAAAGGCTATTGAAAAAAATGATGGAATACTAGACTTGAATGATGCAGACTATTTATTGTATAGAGATAGTCTTGCTACTTTAATTAAAAAAGATAGAAATTTAAATATTAAAACGTTCCGTAATGCTTATGAATTTGGGGAAACCGATACAAGCGGACACAACCCGAAAAGATTAAGAGATGGCAACGCCTTGAAATTATAATGGCTAACATTCAACAAAATCCACTAATATTAGACGATTTCTCAAGAGGTGTTTTAAGGAATTTAAGCCCTTACAAGATGCCTGCAGAAGCAGTACCTCACGCTGTTAATTTTGTGTTTGATGAAAATATAGGTGAAGCTACTTTAAGAAAAGGAACAGCTATGGTAGGAGCACAGATTGTAAATAACAAGGCAGTATTAGGTCTTGCTAATTTTCGTAGTCGTTCAACTGCTAATCACGCTTTACTTGCCGTTGTATCTGACGGAACTAATAATGATATTTATAAAGCAACTACTTGGGCTAAAAGTCTTGCAGACGATACTAAGGCTTTAAAAACTCGCTTTGCTCAATTTTTAGATAGTATAGTTAGAGTTAATGGAACTGATGCTCGTAAAAGTTTTAATGGTACTGCTTGGGTTAGCACAGGAGGAGTATTTGATTTAGCAAATATGCCACAAGGCAAATATGTTGTAAATTTTAAAGATAGAGTACACGTTATGGATGAAAACGGTACGCTTTATTCAAGCTCAGTACCTCGTTTCTTTTTAGACTATGATGCTCAAGGTTCAAATTTTACAGTAGATAAAACAGTTACAGGAGGCACTAGCAAAGCTAACGGAATTATTAAAAACGATACTGACGCAGGTGCTGCTGGTACTTTAGAGCTTATTGGAGTAGCAGGTACTTTCACAGATAACGAAACTATAACTGACGATAATAGTACGCCTGGTTCTGCTGATGTTAAAGGAACTGGCTCTTGGAAACTTAATTGGCTTAATGGCACTATAACTACACCTATTGACCCTGATAACGGAGATAAAGGAAAGGCTACTGGCTTTGGAGTAGTTGGAGGACTTCTTTTAATATTTTTTGAAAGAGCTATGTATAGTTGGAACGGAAGCACTACGGAAGCTGATAAAATAGTAGATATAGGATGTTCTAGTCAAGAGAGTGTAGTTGTAATACAAGGTGTATGTTTTTTCGCAAATTCTGATGGTGTTTTTGCTACTAGAGGAGGTTATCCTCAGAAAATTTCAAGATTTGTACAAGATTATTTTGACAATATGAGTTCAGCTAATTATCAGCATATAGCTTCTGGTGGTGATGGGCAACATTTGTTTGTTTCAATAGGGGACGTAACCATTAAAAAGAAATTAGTAGCTAATGTAGTTTTAAGATATACAGTTCAATCTCAAGAACAGGCAATACTTAGTTATCCTAGCCAACCTAGAGTTTTTAGCAAATATATAGATACTAATGATGTTAAATTAGTTTACGGAGATGATGACGGAAACGTAATCCAAATAGATAGCTCAGATGAAAATGATAACTACGCAAGTACAACAGATTATCCTATTGTTTATGAGATTGACACACGAGATATATTTGAGCCTCTTAAAGGAGCTTATAAATCAATAGCTAGTAGAATAGTAGTTAATTCTACCGAGAGTTCAGGTGCTAAACTTTTAGCTAGAATTGATAGTGATATAGAAGCAGATTTTAAATCTATAGGAGAAATTAAAAAAGAAATACAAGAATTTAAAAATATACCAATTGAGAAATTTCGTTATGCTCGTTTTAGAATAGCAGGTCGGTCTAAGGCTGGTAGATTATCTTTACAAGCAATAGAAATTCCAAATTGGCGACTTCTCGGATACTGATTAAAAAAATATGGCATTACAACTTGACGAACAATTTACATTATTAGGATACCTTAGAGAAAGCGACCTCTTTAGTTTTGTTGACTATTCACTCTTAGAGAGTTTACAAACTAGAGCACCAGTCCCACAAAAGATAGCAAGCACTTGGGGTGATGTTGAAGATGACGGTAATAAACCATCAGACGGAGCTTCTAATAATTATAGTGCCTTAGTTGATGATGTAGGAACTCAGCCAGCCAGTAATGCTGATGTTACTGCTAGTAATAATAATTGGTCAGACGTAGTTGATGACGATACTAATAAACCAGATAATAATGCTGATGTAACAAGTGCTAACACAGCAGCTAATATTGCAAGTCAGGGTGATTTAGCAACTGAAGATACAGTAGATACTACTTTAATAGACAATCTTGCTGTAACGGCAGGCAAATTAGCTAACGCAGCAGTTGAAACAGCTAAGCTTGATAATCTTGCTGTAACAGCTGGTAAAATTGCAACTGATGCGGTTGAAGCTAATAAAATTAAAGCTCTTAATGTTACCGCAGGCAAAATTGCGGCTAATGCAGTTACGGCTACAGAAATAAACGTAGCAACGCTTAGTGCTATTTCAGCAGATGTAGGAACTATTACAGCAGGCACTATTACAGGAGCTACTATTCAGACAAGTGCTAGTGCAAATACAGGAGTTAAAATGAGTACAGGTGCTATTAATATTTATGGCAGTAGTACATTAGTTTTTAAAGATACAAGTGGAAATACAACTGGTTTTATAAATAGTACTGGAGATGGATTATCAATAATATCTGCCTCAGGTAAAGATATTGATATTGTTTCTCAAAACGATTTATTAATTCAATCAGGTACAACTATCAAATTAAATTCTGGTACTGGAGATGTGGAAATTTCAAATAGTGATAATTTAATTCCTAGCACTGATAATGGTTCTGATTTAGGTTCATCATCTAATGAATGGAAAGATTTATTTATAGATGGAACAGCTCAAGTAGATGCCCTCCGTATAGACCAAACACCAGCAGCAGCAACACCAACGCCAACACATACAATAGCAATTAATTGCAATGGAACTAGCTATGACTTTCCTTGCATACCAACATAATATGAAAAACGATTTACAAAAAATAGTAGATGAACAAAAACCTGAAGTAAAAATAAAAAAACGCCAAATTATTATTGAATTTGACGAAAAGAATGTTAATCTGATTAAATCAGAAGTAGCTAGTGCTTGGGAGTTAAAAGCTATTTTAGAAGCCTTATTAAGACAGTTAGGTTGATTTTAATAAATCTAAACCAACCGCTACAAGAAAGCACATACTACAGATATGAAGTCCTAAAACTCCAAGTATAAAATCTTGTGTCATAATGACATAAAGACTTGTTAGGGATATTCCCAGTAAAGCATAATACATAATATAAGTATAACATAATTAAAATAAAAGTCAACTATATGCCAACAATGACAATAAAAAATATCGGTAGAGCACCAGATGTTTTTAATATTCCTGATTATAATCAGTATTTTATTGACGAAGCAGCGAGTAGTAATATAGGTGGAGCTTGGGATAAATTTTTTCTTATTACTCCAGAAGGAATAAGAAAACAATTTAATCTATTAGACCTTTTGACTGACGAAGATAAACTTTTACCACAATCACCACAAGAAAAAAATATGATGGAACAATATCCTCAACACGCTTGGAGAACGGCTAAATCAATAAATGAAAGAATAGCTCTAGCTAATGAAAAATTGAAAAGTATGGGAATAAATACTTCTAGCATGCCTAAATTTAAAGATACTAATCCTTATGTAGATTATTTAGCTAATACTCATAATTTAAGTAGCACTAGCGAAGCTAAAGTAATTGGTAATATTAATAATGCCACACAGCAATATACTCCAATATCTGCTGGTAATCAAGTATGGGACGGTTCACAGGTTTTAGCAGAAGAACAAGTTGGTAAAGCGGCTGGTAAACTTTTAATAGGCGGAAAGTGGGTAAAACCTACCACAGCTCAAACTGGTGGGCGAATAACCGCTACAGATGCTAATAAACAATATCTTTTAAATCCAACTACTAAAAAATTACATACAGTAGATAAAGGGACTAACCTACAAGAATGGGCAGATAAAGGTTTTTTACCTATTAGCATGAAAAACTATAACGCTGAATTAAAAGCAGGTTCTGGTATTATGGGAGTTGAAACATCTAAAGAATTACCAAAAGAAATTGAAGAACCAGGATTATCAGGCGAAATTGAAACTACTGGATTATCTGAAGAAATTGAAACTGTTGGCGGAGATACTATTGGTGCTACACCTGACACTATTCCTGATACAATTAATGATATTACTCCTGCAAGTATACAACCTGATATTACTAGCCCAGTAGACGCTACTAGCCCCACAGACATAACTAGCCCACTTGATACTACAACTACCATTGTTGAAGAACCTTTTACTAGTAGTTTGCCAGACCATATTACAAATACAGACGATTATCAAGGATTATCAGACCAGCTTAAAGCAATAATAGAACTTTTATTTTCAGTTGAAATTGCTAATACAGAAGAAAAACAAGAATTAGCTTTCCAAGCCTTAGAACAGGCTCAAGAAATAGTTGACCCTTATACAAGTATTCTAATAGCCTTTGCAACTGATGAAATATCAGATAATTTTCGTATTAAAAAATTAAGTATTCAAAGTCAATTAGCTAATTATAGTTCAAGGTTAGGTTCTATATCTAGTCAATCTAAAGAAATTGGTCTTGATAAACAATTAGCTTTAAGACAAATTAGTAGAGAGTATGAAAAAAAGGCAGAGAATTTAGAAGGTCAAGTAGTAGAAGCAGGGCTTACATACTCATCTAAACGTAGTGATTTAGAACGTTATATACACGAACAGAATGTTGATATGGTTGAATCTACAGAAAGAAGTGCCGCTAATAAACTTAGCTCTTTAGCAAGGTCTAGGGCAGATATAAACAGAAGCCAACAACTTCAAAAACAAGCAGGAGAAGCTCAATTAAAAGCTATGGCTAGGTCTGCAGAACAACAATTAGGCACAGCTAAATTTAATGAACTAGGTACAGGTTATGCTCCGTTAGGTGGAACAGGTGGAAGACCTGAATATGGTGGCACTATGGAATCTCAAAGACAACAACAAATATTATCCTTAGCACAGCAAATTCAGCAATACGGACAACCATCAAATTTAGATAATTTATTTAATACTAATACATAAAAATATGGGAGATGAACTAACACAAGCAGGTGATTTAACAAACACGCTTGCAACGCCAACTCAAAATCTACCAGCCGCACCTATGAGTGAAGCTATGAATGAATTTACTTCATTAAAGAACTTGATGGATATGACAACAAGGGCGGCTTATGATAAAAAACCGTCTATTACAGATGTTCTTAACACCTTTAAACAGAAAATAGATGGACAAGGCACAGTTACGCCTAGTATGGCTCAAAACATTATAGGGTCTGAAACTCAGCGTAGAGTTAGTAGCGTATCAGATATGTACCGTAATGTTATGCGGACAGTCCAAACTATGGAGCAAATTCGTTATGACCAAATTAACAGAGGTCAGGCTTTATTAATGGATTTTGGACAAATGGGTCTTAAAATAAGCGGAGAAGAATATGAACAAATAGTACAAGGAATAATTCCTACAACCACATTAGATAAAATGGCTAATCTACCTGAACAAGAAATGGTAGCTAGTTTAGCGGCTCGTTATCCTGGGGCTGGTATCAATCTAGATATGGGTTGGAGTCAAGCCTCTGATTTAGTAGGTAATATAGAAGATAAAAACCAAATTCAAACCTTAATGGCTAACTACCCACAAGCAGGCATATCTTATAATGATAACTATGAAGACGCTATTGGAAAAATAAGTGGTTCAATAGCTGATTTAGAAAATCAAGACCTAATACAAAGGTTAACCTTAACAAATCCTAGAGCTAATATTAATTTAAAAACTGATAATCTTGCTTCTGCTTTAGGGAAGGTAGGACAGTTTGAATTGGGTGAAGAAGAACGCCTTGAGGGCAAAGATGAAGAAGCTAGACAACAAGAAATAGAGCTTAATAATAAACAAGCCGTTAAACAATTAATGGCTAATTACGCACAAGCAGGTATTAATCAAAATGATAGCTATGATACTGCAGTCAAAAAAGCTGGTGATTGGGAAAATCAAGAATATGATAAAGCTATTGCTCAATCTCAAAAAGAAAATGTAACCGAATTAGCTCTTAATAATCCTCGGGCTGGGATAGTGCCTAGCGACAGCTATGAGCAAGCTATTGAGAAATCATCTAATTATGAAAAACAAGAAATACAAAACGATAAAGAAGAAAACTTTGCTAGTCAAGGACTTAAATACATCCCCTCAATGGAAGAATATCAATCTCTAGTTAAAGAGTATGGAATTACCTCAGCTAATGAAAGTATGTATTTCTATACTGACCCATTAAATAATAGAAAGTATTTTAAACAAGGAGCACAACCTATTGAAAAAACTACATCAACGCCAACTATAACACAATTATCACCAGAGGAATCAATGCATGCTCAACTTGGACAAGTAGTCGGTTCAGATGGATTTATTTCTCCAGACGATTATTTGACAGCTAGAAATGCTTGGATAGCCAAAGGATTATCTCCTACTACATTTGATACTAGATTTAAAGGATATAGAAATCCAAATAATCCTAATTATATTACTAATAAACAAAGTACAAGTGAGCCAACAACTCCAATAGATAATCCCTATGAATAATATGTTTGAAAATTTATTCGGGACAACTCAAATAAAAAAAGAGCAAACAGGTAAAATGTTTAGTGGTCTTTTTGACATTCAACCAATTGAACCTAAAAAAGAGCTTAATTTTTATATGAAAAAAGTTATTGATAACGCAATAGCACAAAGAACAAAAACATTACCAGAACATTTAGGAGGAGGAGAATATGTAGCTTCTGGTAGTACAGTTTTCAAAACTCCAAGAAGTTATGCTGATTTAGATACTAGAGAGCAACAAGAACGTGACCATATTATATCAGTAGCTTTAGGTGGAACTTCTAGCAAAACAAATTTACAATATCTTAAAACAACAGACGAGGGCAGACAAGAGGGTAAAGTTTCAGTGGAACAAAAAGCTATTAATGATTTTCTTAATGGCAGAATTAGTGTAGCAGAAGCAAGAGCTAAAATAGCCCATAAACAGCAACAAATAAAAGGTTTAATACCAGAACAAAGTGTTTTTAATAATCTTTGGGGAGGAATAAAGCAAACAGGGGAAGATATAGTAAACCGTAATGTTGAAGGTTTAAAAACAGTAAAAGATTTTGGAAAATCAATTTTACAATTTCCACAAAGAGCTTTAACTTCAACTTTTATTCAACCTGCCGCTGATGTTTTATCAATCATTAAAGATAAAAATATAGAAGCACAATTTACTCCTAAAACTAAATTTGAAAAAATGATATTTGGAGAAGAACCTATCAAAGGCATTTTTGAAAGAGTAGAAGATGTACAAAAAATAAGTGAAGATACTTTACAAAAAATAGGTTTTGATAAAGGCACTTCACAAGGTATGGCTTTAGCTATTGCTCCTTTATTTGTTGGTGGTCTTACAGGTATTGATTTAACTCCTTTTGGTGGTAGTTCAAATCTAGCCAAACAACTTGCTAGAACAAAAGACTTTACAAGAACAAGTAGTCTTTTAAGAAAAGCAAAAGTATCAGAAGACTTAATTGAAACTTATGCACCTAAATTTACAAAGATTAAAACCGAAGCAGAAGCATTAAAAGGTTTAAAGTCGCTTGAAAGCATAGCTAAACAAACTACTCCTTTAAAAACTCAAGCATTAAAACCAATAGAACCCCTAGCCCAAGAAGCAAGGAAGTATAAGAGTGCAGATGAATTTATTAAATCGTTTGATGAAGGTAGACGAGGAATATTTGTTGATTATACACCAACAAAAAGATTATTAGCAGACATACCAGAAAATACACCATTGTCAAAATATATAAAAGATGATGAAATAACAATTTATCGTGGAATTGATGTATCTAAAAAAGGAATTAAAAAACAAATTAATGACGGGGATTTTGTTGCAACATCAAGAGAACTTGCTGAAACATATAGTATGCCAGAAAATGTTGTAGCAAAAACAGTTAAAGCAAAAGATGTTTATATAGATAAGACAGAATTTATTCCAGAAGATTTTTCTAGAGGTGTAGATAATTTACATATTGAAGCTGTATATAATTCTAAAAAACCATTTACCAAGCAACAACTAACAGACATCTACAACCAAGCTAAAGGAGTAAAAGGGGTAGTTAAGCCAATTATTAAAGAAACAGACCAGGGTATAGTTAAAAAATTAACTCAATCTTTAAAAGAAGCTAAACCATTACGAGGACAACAAGAAGCTATATTTACAAAAGAACGAGGAGCTAAACTTGCTAGGTCATTAGAAATTAGAGAAACAGTTGGCAAAGGAGAAAAAGGTTTTTATGCAGAATTAGGAGCTTTAAAAGGTGAGATGAATAAAGTAAATTTTGAAAGTGTTAAAAAACAATTTAGCCAAGAAAATATAGACGAATTATTTAAAATGGCAGTTGATAGCCCTTATGTAACAGAATGGGAAAAAATAAATGTAAGAACTGGATTAGTAAAAATGCTTGACGGTAAACTTCCAACTGAGAGTGAGCTTAGATTATTAAAAGAAGTTTATGGAGAAGATTTAGTAAAAGTATTAAAAAATAAACAAGGTTTGTTTGAAAAATTAAAAAATATAGGTTATGAAATAGCAAATATACCAAGAGCAGTAATGACAAGTTTTGATTTTTCATTTCCTTTTAGACAAGGAATATTTACAGCTTTTAGACACCCAAAAATATTTACAAAACAATTTGGTTCAATGTTTAAAGCGGCTTTTTCAGAAAAACAGTATAAAGGTATTTTGCAAAGTATAAAAGATAGCCCTAATTATCTTAAAATGCGTAGATATAAGCTTCCTTTAACAGATGTAAATGCTAAACTTACAGATAGGGAAGAAGCTTTTATGTCTAGTTATGCAGAAAAAATACCGCTTGTAGGTAAATTTATAAGAGGTTCAAATAGAGCTTATACAACATTCGCCAATAAGTTAAGAGCGAATTTATTTGATTATTTTGTTGATTTAGGTAAAAAGGTAGGTATAAAAGATGAACAAAAATTTCTAAGTAGTGCTTCTGATTTTATTGGTAATGCTACTGGTAGAGGTAATTTAGGTAGATTATCTGGGGCTGCTAAAGCATTAAATACTACATTCTTTTCACCTCGTTTAATGACTTCAAGAATAAATTTAATGCGACCAGACAAGTATGTTAAACTACATCCGACAGTTAGAAAAGACGCATTAAAATCATTATTCGCTTTTCTTGGTGGCGGTATGACAATATTAGGATTAGCTAAAATGGCTGGTGGTGATGATGTAGAAATTGGAGCTGACCCTCGTAGTGCAAATTTTGGTAAAATTAAAATTAAGGATACTAGAATGGATATTTGGGGTGGCTTTCAGCAGTATATAAGATTAATGGGACAATTAATGAGTGGTAAAATTATAAGTTCTACTACTGGGAATATTACTCTCTTAGGAGAAGGTTATCGTCCATTAAATAGATTAGATATTATAGCAAATTTTTTTAAAGGCAAAGAAGCTCCTATTGCTTCTTTTATAACAACTTGGTTATCGGGAAAAGATTTTAAAGGTGAAGATTTTGATATAAAACAAGAAACTAAAAATCGTTTTACACCTATGGTAATTCAAGACGCTATTGATTTAATCAAGTCAGGCGATATAGAGTTATTGCCATTACAATTACCAGCAGTATTCGGAGTTGGAACTCAAACTTATTTTAGAGAAGCTACTAGAAAAAAAGAAGATTTAGAGAGATTACCAAAGGAACAAGCAGCTAAAGAATTTAATAAACTTATTAAAGAAGACTCAGAAATGGCTAAGAAAGTTAATGATTTATTTGAAGCAGAAGAAATTGGTTTGACCCCTACTGACGTAATGCTTAAAAAATTAGGAGTTCAAAATGGTAAACGAGCAGAATTTATTATTAAAGAATTAGATAAGTTAAAAACTAAAGAAGAAAAAGCAGAATATTATCAATCTTTAATTGATAAACGTATAATTACTAAAGATGTAAGCGACCAATTATTAAAATTACTTAAATAATATGTTTAGCTATTCTTGCCAAGTTATTTCAATCTATGACGCAGACACAATTACTGGTGTAGTAGATTTAGGCTTTAAACTTAACTTTAAAATTAAACTGCGTCTATTCGGTATTAACGCCCCAGAAATGAGAGGAAAAGAAAAAAGACAAGGCACTAAATCAAGAGATTGGCTTAGAGAACAAATCTTAGATAAAACAGTTCAAATAAATACCATTAAAGACAAACAAGGAAAATATGGGAGATACCTTGCAGTCATTTATTATAATGGTGAAAATATAAACGAAAAACTTGTAATGCTAGGCTATGCCAAGCATAAAACCTATTGATAAAGGAGGTTTTGCTAATGGGCAAAAGACACAGGAAGCACAAAAATCGGCATCATATTATTCCGTCTTCAATTGGTGGCACAGACGAAAGTTGGAACATTGCAATTGTTGATACTAAACTTCATGACCTCTATCATCAGCTTTTTGATAATAAATCTCCAGATGAAATTGTAGACTTTTTGGTAAATTACTTTTGGAATGGACAAGAACACTGGCTTGAAAGGAGGTAGCAAAATGAATAATTGCACGAAGTGTGTTTTCTTAACGGAAGTGGCTGGTGGGAGTGAATTGATTTTCTTTTGTAAAGTCAAAAATGAGGAAATAGTTTATCCCACTCTTTGTGGACGATTTTGTAAAAATTTTGAGCCGAAAGAAAAGGAGGATTGATATGAAAAACTTTTGGACTTTTGTTGGCATAACTATTGTTGCGGTAGTCCTTGCTCTAGTTATTTGGAGCTACGCTAATGCGATTGATATAAAGGACTATCTTAATTGGACAAAAGTGAAAATAGTCCAGGTTAATCCAATTAAAACAAAGATTATTCTGGCAAATCCAAAAGATGAAGATGTCGTCTTTGCTATCCTTACTCTTATTAATGGTGAGGATATACTATTCTACACCTTTGTAGGAAAAGACATCCAAACCTTTGCAAACACTCCAGACGGTTATATAGATATGAAAATCAGTGAAAAAAGGAAAAAAGAAATCTGGGTATGGCTCAGGAAGATAATCGGTCTATATAAAATATAGGAGGGCTTATGGGGAATGTAAAAGTAATTACCGTAGAGGAAATTGAAAAAGAGGAAGAGCTTTGGAGAACCATCCACCAAATGCTCACGTTGTCAGAAAAAATAGTCATTGCTCAAATGAGTGAGTTTAAGGATTATAACCTTGATACACTCTTGGAGATTAAACAACTCCTCAGCGTTGCCAGACTAAAGGCTTACGACAAGTGGAATAGCGTAAATTTTGCTATTAAGCACATAGAAACTGGTGTAACAAAGGTGCAATAATGAAACGAGAACAAGTGTATCGTTTATGCGAAAGTACCTTGACAAATCACACTACTTTGGTATAATTAAGACATAACTATTAAATAAAAAATTATGTCAGCAAAACATACAGAAGGTTATGTCTTAATTTATAAACCAAAGCATCCAGCTTGTAACAAACAAGGTTATGTTTTTGAACATAGGCTTGTTATGGAAAAATATTTAGGAAGATTTTTATCTGGTAAAGAAATTATCCATCATAAAAATAGAATAAGAGATGATAACAGATTATGTAATTTACAACTTTTTTCTTCTAACAAAGACCATCTAAGAGTCCATAAGGGTTGGATAAAAAAAGGAGATAAGTGGTTTAAAAAATGTCCTGATTGTAAGAAGTTTTTAGAAGTAAATTCAGAAAATTGGTGTATAAGAAAAAAGGGTAAGGGAAAAGATTCTCCAACAACTTATTGTAAAAAATGTGGTTCAATAAGATGGAACAAGTGGTGGAAAAACAGACCTGATTTGAAAAGGCTTGCAGATAAAAAATATAATGAAAGTCATAAAGAAGAAAAAAAGGAATATGATAAACAATATCGTTTAAGAAAAAGGAGGATAAAAAGTGGACGAAGAAAAAATAAAAGTGTATAGAAAATGCGAATTTTGTGGCATTCGCTATGAAATCATTAAAAAACAAAAAGATGGTTTCGTAGTAGAATGTCCTAAGTGCAAACGAAGATTATTCTTCAAAAAAACATAGGGAGTAATTAATTTTACTCCCTTTTTCCTTGACATTCTCTGTGAGTATGCTATACTAGATAATAGGAAAAGGTTATTACTTTGAGCATGAGGATTGGAATGGTGTGTAAATTTTATCACTTAATTGTGGTACATAAGTGTGAGCACACCATTCCATTTATAAATTAGAATTTAAAATATGAACGGCAAAGTTAAAGACATATTAATTTGCTCCAAGGAGCAATCCTGTGATAGCTTGGGCTTTGCCGTTCACTATCGTGGGGCGAATTAATATGTTTTTTGTTGATTAACCCCAGCCAATTTCTATTAGCTTTCTAGAGGCGTGGCTTTAATAGAGCGAAAAATAGAGTAGGCTGGGCTTAGTAAATAAAATTATATGAAAGATATAAAGATAGGAAAATTAATAATAAAATTTGGTGTTAGAGCGACTACAAAAAAATTATTTATTACTAATTTAATTATGTATAGAAGAAGTTTTAAATTGTGTGGTCGTTGGTTTAAAATAGAATATCCAATAGGATTTAGTAAATAAAATTATATGAAAGAGAAAACTAACCTGTAAGGAAATTAAATATGATATATTGTTGCTGGTGTGGCAAAAAACATAAAAAAGAAGATTGCTGGTTAGGTAGTAAAGAAGCTCATAAGAAATTATGGAAGCCTATAATTAAGAGATTAAAAAAGCTAAAAATAATTAAGACTTGACATTCTCATTCAGTATGCTATAATATTAATAAGTTTGCTTTTTAAAGAACTGTTTTATAATAAAATTATGCTTAAATCACGACACATAACAATCATACAAAGGAACTGGACTGGTAAAACAGAAATGTTAAACCCCGCTGTCGTGAGCGGTAGCAAGTCTAGTTCCGTTGTATGATTTTTTGTTATGAAAAAATTAATAAAAAAATATATGACTTATAAAGAAAAAGCTAAAATATTAAATAAATATTTTAGTATATATGGAATAGGTAATTTTGACTTAAGTTTAGAGGAGATAGAATATATAATTCAACTCTTATGCGAAAAAAAGGAAAAAGCCTATTTAGACATTGATTTAAAGGAATTATATGAACGACTTAAAAAAACTAGGCTGGGTTAGATTATATAGAAAATCTTTATATAGTTCAGTTAATAAAAATCCTATAATATGGTGGGTTTGGTGTTGGTGTTTAATGAAAGCTAATCACCAAGAAAATAAATTTCCTTTTAACGGAAAAGACATAATCGTAAAACAAGGACAATTTATCACTGGCAGGGAAAAGGCTTGTTTAGAACTCAAATTAACACCCCAAAAATACAGAACTGCAATAAATTACCTAAAATCAACCAGCAGAATAGACGCAAAGTCAACCAACCAATTTTCGCTAATTACAATAAAAAAATGGGAAAAATATCAATACGATAACCAGCAAACTAACCAGCAAACCAACCAACGGATAACCAACGAACAACCAACGGATAACCAACGGATAACCACAAACAAGAAGGATAAGAATATAAAGAATGATAATAAAGCTATTGTGGAGGCAAGCTCCACGGGTGTTATATCAAATTTATTAGAAGATAAGCAAAAACATATTCAAATAATAGGTTTATGGGCTAAAGCTAAAAAAATCAATTTTACTAGCCGAGAACATCAACAATCTTTTATTAAAAGAAATTTAAAAGCAGCAGTAAATTTAAAACCATATCCGATAGAAAGAATAATAGAAACAATGAAATGGTTAAAAGAAAATGCTGATTTTGATTGGAAGTTAGAAACTGTTGGAAAATATATTGACGAAATTAATTTAGTAGTGTAGAATAATAGTATAACTATTAAATTTTAATTTATGTCAACTGGAGAAAAAACAAAATTATTGTGGAAAAACCCGAAATATAGAGAGATGATGTCTAATGTTCATAAAGGTAAAAAATATCCTGAACATAGTAAAATAATGAAAGGAAATAAGAATGCTTTTAGAAATAGAACTATTGAAGTTTTATGTCCTATTTGCAAAAAAAATAAATTTAAAAAATTTAAAAGTCAAAATAAAAAATATTGTTCAAAGGAATGCAGAAAAATTACTTTACAAAAACAAATGAAAGGCAATAAATTTAGAAAAGGAATTAAACCATCTCCGTTAGTATTAAAAAATTTGTGTAGAAAATTAGGAAAAGAACACTTTAATTGGAAGGGAGGAATTACTCCTTTATTAAATAAAATAAGAAGTTCAAAAAAATATATAAAATGGCATAAGTCTATTTGCAAAAGAGATAACTGGATTTGCAATAATTGTAATAAAAAACAAGGATGGGATAAAAAAAATAAAATAAATATAAACGTTGAAGTTCATCATAAAAAACCATTTTGCTTAATAATTGAAGAAAATAAAATTACAACATATAAAAAAGCTATGGAATGTAAAGAATTATGGAATGTAGATAATGGAATTGTTTTATGTGTTGAATGTCATAATAAAACTAAATATGGAAAATATACAAAAATACAATCCTCTAAATAGTTTTAAAAAATTATTAGAAATAGGAGATAATACAACGAAGATAACTATTTTATTTGCTATTTCAAAGGGTTATAAATTTGAGAATAGAGAACAATTAAAAGCATTTATTAAGAGAAACAAAAGAAATGCTAGCGAATTAAAAGATTATCCAATACAAAGAATTATAGAAACGCTTAATTATTTGAAAGAAAATGTAAATTTTAAATACACAATATCAAGTGTTGGTAAATATATAGATGAAGATTTATCTAACTTAAATAAAAGTAATATAGTAAAAATATGAAATATGAAATTATATGCCACGACAAGGCTAGGTTTGAAATAACCGAATTGCAAAAAGAAGCAGTTTATAAATTAAGTGGTAGTGAAACCAAAGGTGTAGATATTAATGGCGAATTTATTTTCTTTTCTAATATAGCTAGAATTGAAAAAATAAAAGAAAAGCAATATAAAGCATTAACGACTATAGACCAAACTCTTAAAGGCTTTCCTAAAGAAAGAAAAATTAAGGCTTTAAACAGCATAGTTAAAGGAATAAAAAAATATATAGCTAGTCCAAAAAATCAAGGAACAGGAAAACCAGAAAGAATTTTAAAACATATGGAAAGAAAAATTAAGCTTGTATATGATAATTAATAAACATAAACTATGAAAGCAATAATATTTAAACATTTAAAAAATGGTTATGTTGGTTATGAGTATATAGGCGATAATTCAGAGGAACTTATAAAAGTGTTAGGAAAAGAAACAGGAAGATGTGTATTTAAAGACACTCTATATGTTTGGCTTAATAAATAAATATAAAGACTTATGAACTCGAAACACGTAAACCTTTATAAATACCGTCTAGGCTTAATCCTTAGAGAAATAGAGAGAGAAAAAGAGTGTTTAACTAAAGAAGAAATAGCTAACAACTTTACAGTCCACGAACTTTATAAAGAAGCAGAAAAAATAGTAAAAAAAGATATGAGATATAAAACAGCTTATAATATTGGAGATATTATTTATTATACAGAGTGTAGGTTTGAAGATAATGGCAGTTTTAATATAGTCATAAAAAGTAAGATAAATGGTATTAGTATATATACAAATAAAAGGGAGTCGACTGATATTTGCTATTATATAGAAAAAGGTGGAAAAATGTTAGAGGAAGATATTTTTAAAACACATAATGAAGCAATTTTAAATACAAAAAATAAATATTCTTAATGTTTCGCCGGTCAGCGAAACAACTAACGAAATATATGAAAGAAATTAAAAAAATAAAAAAGGAGATGATGCAATCCCTTGAAAAATTAGATGATAAAGGAATCGTAAGGGGAGATTATTTGTGTCATCAAGATGTTCCAAAGACTTGTCCTAAAGGATTTGATGATTATTTTTGTGTAGTAGGAGATAATGAAAACAAAAGTTGGTTGGTTCTTATAAAAGAGATTGATAATAAATAAATATAAAGGACTATGAATAAACACATAAACCTTTATAAATACCGTCTAGGCTTAATCCTTAGAGAAATAGAGAGAGAAAAAGAGTGTTTAACTAAAGAAGAAATAGCTAACGACTTTACAGTCCACGAACTTTATAAAGAAGCAGAAAAAATAGTAAAAAAACTTATATGACTCAAAAGGAAAAAGTAATAGCACAATTTAATGAGTTTGGTTATGTATCAAGAAACTGGGCTTTAAAAAATTATATGTCTAGATTAGGTGCTATTATTTGCGACCTTAAAAGAGAGGGTTGGAATATAGACGGAAGATGGGTAGGGAAAGACTTTGTGTATAGTAAAAAAAGCGATTTAAGCGACAAAATTGGCGATAAGAGCGTAGAACCTCTATATATTACAAAACAGAGGGCTGATGCCCTTAAACTTAAAAATAGCGGTAAAGTTAAAATGTTATGAAAGACTTAATAAATAAAGTCCATTGTGCAGATTGTTTGGATATAATGAAAGATATACCAGATAGCTTGACAGTTTAGTTATTATGATATATAATTAAGATATAATTATTAATCTTGATTTATGTGGACAAAAGAACAACGTAATAAATGGCAATTAGAATATTATCATAAAAGAAAAAATGACCCAAAGTACAAAGAAGCTAAAAGACAATCTGCTAAAAAGTATTATGAAAATAACAAAGAAAAGTGTAAAAAAAGTAGAAAATTATATTTTGAAACTAATAAGGAAAAATACAGAAAATATCGTAGAGAATGGAGATATAACAATCCAGCAGGAATATTAGAAGTTATCAGAACAAGTGCTAAAAAAAGAAATATTGAATTTAATATAACAAATGAAGATTTTTCTAAATGGTATGTTGATAAAGATAAAATATGTTTTTATTGTAAAAGAACTTTTGAAGATATTAAAAACGAAAATGATAATATAAATAACAAGGCAAACAGATTAACAATTGATAGAGTTGATAATAATATCGGATATATAATCAGCAATATAGTCTTAGCTTGTTATCGGTGTAATTCAATAAAAGGAAATTATTTTAATAAAAATGAGATGTTAAAAATAGGTAAAGTTATTTATGATAAAAACAATAGATAATATTAAAAAAGAGGGTGTAAAGGAAAACACAATATATAATGCAGACTGCTTAGAAGCTATGCGTTATATTAAAGACAAAAGTATTGATTTAGTTTTAACAGATTTTCCTTATGGCGTAAATTATGAATATGATAATTATGAGGATAGTGTTGAAAATTTAAAAAAACTTGTCAGTAAGGCTATTCCTGAAATATTAAGAATTAGTAAAAGAGCATTAATAACAACAGGAATAATGAATTTGCAATTATATCCTAAGTCAAAGTGGATATTAGCTTGGGTTTCTACTGCTGGTGCTGGAATGAACCCTTGGGGATTTAGTTGTTGGCAACCGATACTAGCTTACGGAAAAGACCCATATTTAGAAAATAAAATGGGTTCAAGACCAGATATTATAATGTCTAATGAAAGAACTGAAAAATGGATAGACCATAGTTGTTCAAAACCAATGGATTTATGGCGTAAAATTCTTTTAAGAGGTAGCGTAAAGGAAACAGATATAATATTAGACCCTTTTAATGGAAGCGGAACTACAACAAAAGCAGCTCAAGATTTAGGTAGAAACTTTATAGGAATAGAAATATCTAAAGAATATTGCTCTATCGCTCGTGAACGTTTGCGTCAAAAACCTTTATTATAACTTATATGAAAGACTTAATAAATAAAGGAACATTCCATTTAGGAGATTGTATGGATTTAATGAAAGATACAGAAGATAACTATTATGATTTAGCGATTGTAGACCCTCCATTTGGAATTGGTATGGATAATCAAAAAGTAAGAACAAAACCTAATAGACCTAATACATATAAAAGAAAAAATGAAAATCAATATACTGTAAAAAATTGGGATAATAAACCACCAACGGAAGAATATTTTAAAGAATTACAAAGGGTAAGTAAAAATCAGATTATTTGGGGAGCTAACTATTTTTGTTCTTATTTAGTAAATGGCTATGGCTGGATTTATTGGGATAAACAAATGGGAGAGAATAATTTTAGTAGTGGTGAATTTGCTTTTCAATCTTTACAAATTAAATCAAATTGTTTTAGTTATCCATCAATGAGAGTTAAAAATACTAGAATACATCCAACTCAAAAACCAGTAGCATTATATAAATGGCTTCTTAAAAATTATGCTAAAGAGGGAGATAAAATATTAGACACTCATTTAGGAAGTGGAAGCATAGCAATAGCTTGTCATTATATGGACTTTGAACTTACTGGAATAGAAATAGACGAAGAATATTATAATCAAGCTATGCAAAGAATAATAGACCAAACTAGACAAAAAACTTTATTATGAATATAAAAATAGATAAAGCAGATACTCTCTTTAGCCGTTATATACGAATTAGAGATAAAGAATGTGTCCGCTGTAGAAGACTTGGAGATGAGAATACGAATGGAGAACCTATTAACGGATTGCAATGTTCTCACTACTTTGGAAGACGTAAGGAAAGTACAAGGTATGATACCGAGAATTGCGATAGTCTTTGTATGGGTTGTCATCAAGAATGGGGGAGTAATGACCGAGAAGCTTATAGGGCTTTTAAAGTTAAGCAACTTGGTGAAAAAGGATTTAAACTTCTTACTATAAGAGCCAACACTTATAAGAAGAAAGATAGACAAATGGAAATTATAAAATGGACAGCATTATTGAGAAATAAAGAACTCTTAAAACCTTATAAGCCTTGTGTATAAGTAGTAAATTTAGTCTTAATTTGACATAACTGTAGTATATGCTATACTTATAATATAACTATTAAATAATGAATATGTTAAAAGCTTACAAAAGAAAAAAAGGATTAACAGACGACCAACTAGCTAGCCAAATAGGAATTTCAAAAGGAGAACTTAGAAAGATATTTGAAGATAATTGTCCTCACCTTACTTTTGGGGTAGCTACTAAGATTAAATTAGCTACAGGTTTACACGTATGGCAATACCTTTCGGGTTATGAAGATATTAAGGAGCTTTGGGAAAAAAAGAATAACCCTAGAACTTATAAAAGAACCATAATAGAACCTAAAGAACCTAAAATAAAAAAAGACTTATGAAAAAATGGGAATACAAAATTTTAACTGATGACGATAATGTTAATTTTGAATTATTAGGAGATGCAGGTTGGGAGCTTGTTAGTGTTGTTTTTTGTAGTTGGGAAAATTTTAGAAAGGGCGGATGGAACAGTGAAATAACTTACTATTTTAAAAGAGAAAAAAAATAATATGAATAAATGGGAAGAAAGAATTTACTGCTTCATTATTGGATTTGCTGTTTGTTATCTTTTACAAATAGTTTACGTTAATATAGGATATACAAAATGGTTTTATAATAACTTTTAAATATATTTCGCTGTTTACAGGCTTATCCCTTGAAATAGCTTTAAGCGGCGAAAAACATATAGGGATAAAGGAGGCGGAGCAAAGTTATAAATTAATTTTAAGAACCTTGCTCCACTCCGAATAATATGAAAGAAGAAATAACAAAAGAAGACTTGCAAGAAATGGGACTACCTATTAAAAAGCTTCAATGGGCTACTTCTAAACAGAAAGAAGAGAAATTTAAAAAAGATAAAGCCTTATTTAAAAGCCTTAATTGTAAACACTTACATACTACTGTTGTTCAAAAATGTGATGATGAGAATGACAGAGTATATGATGTTGAGTATTGTTTAGATTGTAAAGAAATAATATAAAAATATGTGTAAAATTTACGACAAATATTTAAAACATCAAGACGAAATAATAGACGCTGAAAGTTGTGGTTTAATTTATACAGGAGAATATGAAGATGGAAGACCGCAATTTTTAGGCGATAATTTAGCTTGGTCTAAATATAATGATGGTGCATTTGATAATTAATTGTTTATTAACGAAGGCGGCGTAATGGCTTTGCGAGGGGAGTGATTGAAAGTCATTACTCTTAAATGTCGACAAAAACCGCCCAAACAACTATTACCGCCGCCGTTAGTAAATAAATATTAATAAATGAAAATAATAATATGATTGATAAGAAATTTATAATTAGCTTACAAGGTAAAAATTTTGTTAAATTTGAAGGACTTTTAGATGAGTTTTTTAAGAATAAAGGAAAAGAAATTTATACTAAAGAACTTGAAACTTCTACACCTGAAGAACCAAGATTTAAAGCAACAGTTAAAGGAGAAAGAGGTATATTTCAAGGACACGGAGATGCAAACGATAAAAGTGTTAATCGTATGGTAGCTGTTCATAAATATCGTATGGCAGAAACCAGGGCTATTGCTAGAGCTTTAAGGTTCTATAATAATATTGGAATGTGTAGTTCTGATGAATTAGGAGGAGAAAGTGTTAAAACAGTAGCTAAACCAAAAGCTAATGAAACTTTTAAGACAAAATATCCACCAAAACAAGAATTACAACCTGCTTATGATGAAGCTAGAAAAGAAAGCCAAACACTTAATCAACAATATGAGCAATAAAATAAAATTATGGAACGTAAAATAAACGAAAATATATTAAAATTATCTTCTGCAGGTATAAATTTACCTCAAAAATTAGAACAAGGTTTTAGATATAAAATAGAAACCGATATTGATATTTACGAAATTACCGAAAGAGATAATCAAGATGGTACGATTAATATGATTTATAAAGGTAGAAGCACAGGAGAGGTTAGTATTTTGAATACACAGGGTAAGTTAATAAAGGCACAAGAAAAGAAAAAGGTAAGTCAGTCAATACACGGAGCTATATGGTATGTTCATAATTTCGGAGGTTTAACAGAAGATTTTAATAATTATTATGAAAGACAAGGTAAAAAAATGGCTTCTTATATGCCTGAGATAATAAAATTTTTAGATAGTAAAGATTAGATAGCTTATTAGATGATTATATAAATGAAATTAACAAATAAAGAAAAAGTAGTTTTATATGAATGTATTAATACTCAAGTTAAGCTGGGTTTTAATTGTATTTACTTTGCTAAAGATAAAATGGATAATAAAAAAGTAAAAACCTTATTTAAATTATGGTCTAAATTAGATAATGAAACAGTTTGGTTTAGATGATTATATAAATAAATAATATGACTGATGAAGAACTTAAAATAGAAAAAGCTATAGAAGCATTAAGAGTTATTAATGATTATATAGCTGGAACTGATTATGATTTTAAATTAAATGATAAACTCTAAACAATAGATTTATTATTAAATTAAATATATGGGAGAAGGAGCAACAATACAAATAAGAATTGATTATTTACAGCACGGTTTAGGCTTTCTTTTTAGAAGATTTGGTGGCTTATCATCTTTTTCAATGTTTTTACCTTTTATAAGTATTTATATTGATTTTAAAAAGAGGCAACAAAAGAATACTAAATTTATAGAAATTATTATTGATTGATAGATTTATTAATATAAAAGAAATATGAATAAAGAAATAAAGTTTAATCGTAAAGAAGTTGCATTTTTGGTAGTATTAGTTGAAGCACAAAAAGGAGATATAGAGAAAAAAATAAATAATATATAAATAAATAATATGAACAAATTTAAACTTACAAAAAAAACAAAGGAATATTTTGGAATAACTTTATATCAGATAGAGGCTTTAAAAGATTTTAACGATGTTAAAAAAGGAGAAAAAGGAGGTTGGATAGAAAAAGAAGAAAACTTATCACAAGAAAATAATGCGTGGGTTTCTGGCGATGCGAGGGTTTATGGCGATGCGGAGGTTTATGGCGATGCGTGGGTTTATGGCGATGCGTGGGTTTATGGCGATGCGGAGGTTTCTGGCGATGCGAGGGTTTATGGCGATGCGAGGGTTTATGGCGATGCGTGGGTTTATGGCGATGCGTGGGTTTATGACAATGCGGAGGTTTATGGCGATGCGAGGGTTTATGACAATGCGAGGGTTTATGGCAATGCGGAGGTTTCTGGCAATGCGAGGGTTTATGGCAATGCGTGGGTTTCTGGCAATGCGTGGGTTTCTGGCAAATTAAAACTTATAGGAGGTTGTTTTTATCACTATAAAAAGAAAGAAGAAAAAATAGAACATATAGAAATGAATGAGGATTATGAATTGCTAGCTTGTAATCCAAAATTAGAAGATGAAAAGTCTGATGAAGTAGAAATAACCGTAGAAGGGAAAACTAAAACAATAAGTCGTAAAAGTGCTGAGGCTTTAAATTTAATATGATAAACCCTAAATAATATGGATATAAATAAAGAATTTGATAAAAAATTTACTCGTGTTAATAGAAGTAATGGTAAATTTGAGGATAGATGGTTTGTAAAAGACACAACCACTCCTAAAGAAATTAAACAATTCTATAACCAAAAGATAGAAGAAATGGTTAAAGAAATGATTGGAAAGAAAAAAGAAAGAGAATAGATAATGCTGGAGCATCTCAATAAAAAATAATTAGATTTATTATTAAATTAAATATATGGACAAAATAGAAAATACTCCTTGCAGAAAATGTGGAGGAGATACAAGCTTAAAATTTATTCCAAGCTCTGGGATGGATATTGAACCTACAGGAATGAAAAAGATTTGTAGTAGATGTGGTTTTAGTGAGTTTATAGATGCTCTTGATAAAAAAGTAGATGCTTAATAGATTTATTATTAAATTAGATATATGAATATAGAAGAAGAACAAATAAAAAGAATAAAGGAATTGGATAAATTCTCCAAAGAAAAATTAATAGTAGAAATAATAAGATTAGAAGAAGAAATCGAAGATATACATTTAGATAATGCTGGAGCATCTCAATAAAAAATAATTAGATTTATTATTAAATTAAATATATGGATATTATAAAAATTATAAGTGAGCATAAAAGAAAATTTGTTAATAAGCCTGTAAAGCAAGGTTATAAACGAGTAATGGCTATTGTAGAAGAAAGTGGATTATTGCAAACAAGACATTTAGATATAAGGAAATAGATTTATTAATATAAAAGAAATATGACATTATTTAAAACTTATAAAGACGACAAAGGAAACACGTTAAAGAATGGAAATATATTATTAAATATTTCTACTGGTTTATTTTATTTATATAAAAATAATGAATTAGTTATATCTATTGAGATATTACCAAAGGAAACTACGTTGAAAGAACTAAAAGATAATGGATATATTAAGAAATGGATTTATTAATATAAAAGAAATATGAATAAAGAAATAAAGTTTAATCGTAAAGAAGTTGCATTTTTGGTAGTATTAGTTGAAGCACAAAAAGGAGTTATAGATTTAAGACGAGGATTTAGAAAATCTAATAAGGAAGAACAAGCTAAATATGCTTTTTATAATAATTTAATAAAAAAGATTAAAATCTTATTATAATAGAAATATAAATAAAATAATAAAATGGCTCAAAAAAAGATACACAACCTTTCAACAGGTAAATATTACGCAATTAGACAAAGAATAACCTCTTCTGGTAAAAAAGGGCAGATTTTGGGTTCTTTTAAAAGTCAATCTACAGCAAATTCCGTTAAAGCGAAATATGGGAAAGTTGTTAAAAGATTGGGTAATAAATAGCTATGCCATTTAAAGACGTAAAAAAATAATGAAGGAGTTATGGAAAACAGAAAAATTTAGAAAAAAGGTAAAAGCTGGTCAAAATTACGAATCAAGAACTGGTAAAAATAATTATAGATGGATAAAAGATAGAAGTAAATTATCTAGAATAAATAAACAAGGAGAAAGAAGAACATCGGCATACTTTTATTGGAGAAAATCAGTTTGGGAACGAGATAATTTTAAATGTAAAATAAATAATTCAGACTGTAATGGAAAAATAATAGCTCATCATATTTTCTCTTGGAGAAAATATTCTGAATTACGTTATTCAATTAATAATGGTATTACGTTATGCCAAGCCCATCATCCAAGAAAACGGGCTGAAGAGAAACGGTTAATTCCAGTTTTTAAGGAATTAATGTCAGTATCAAATCGAAATATTTGAGTAGTTTTATAAAGAAAACAAAAAATCCTAGAACAGGAAAAATGCAAAGAGCAGCGTTTATAGATGATTATTATGGTAGCCATATATACGGAGTGGGATTTAAAAAAGACGGAACAGGCTATACTATGGGAGAAGATTTTCTATATTTAGAATTCTTTAGAGAAGAAGAAATAATATAAAAGAAATATGAAAGACCCTAGAGATACAATAGGGGATATAATAGAGTTAACTATATATTTAATAGCTGCTTTTATTTCCTTTATGGCTTTATAGGAAAATAAGAGATAAAGCTTGACATTCTCAGTCAGTATGCTATAATTAGTATTAGGATAGATTAAAACTAAATAAAGGAGCAGGTAATAGCTAAACCTACTGCTTATCTAAGATTTGCGAGGTTTCCGTATCTTGTAGGTTTTTGTTGTAAGCGGCGGTTCGGCTATTATTTGCCCTTTTAAAACAAAAAACAGAGTATTAAACCCTGTTTTTTTGTTTATAATTGATATGAAATACCACCTAATAGCCATATTCTATACCATTTTATATGTCGGCAAGCTTGCCAACCAAGAGAATATTTGTTCATATATTTATTTTAATAGTTATATATACATTATAGCATATTTATAGCATTTTTAAAGGGCATAAGTCCCTTAATTAATAAGCTAAGATTAGCTAAATAGTATTTTAAACAAGAATAATCTTTTAAAAGAGAAATATATTAAAAAAGTTATCAACAACATAACGCATAGATAGAACCATATTGTAGAATAAAGTCAAAGATATGGCTATTTATGTTAATAATATGTTATCTAAAACATATAAAGGAAAGATTAAAATAGTATATAAGGATAAGAGAAAACCTATGACTTTTAAAAGTTTTAAAGAGTTTGGGGAGTATTGTAAAAAAGAAATAGCTATGCAAAAAGTAAATAGAACAGTAGGCAATGCTTTAAGAAGATTATAAAAGATAAGTGGTATGAAAAAAAAATGTAATACTTGTGGTATTAAAAAAACTTTAGATAATTTTTATAAATCAACAAATAAATATCACAAGATGGGAGTTATGAATAGATGTAAAATTTGTGGTAAAAAGAAGGAATTAGAATATAGTAAAAAAAGATATTATAAAGAAAAAGATACAATAAAGTATAAATATAGAAAATATAAAACTGGAGCTAAACAAAGAGGTATAAATTTTGAATTAGATTATCAAGAATTTAAAAAAAATTATAATGGTAAATGTATTTATTGTGGAGAATTAACAAATAAAAGAGGAATTGATAGAATGAATAATGATTTAGGTTATACTAATAGCAATGTTGTGTCTTGTTGCTCAATATGTAATATGGCGAAAAGAGGTATGTCTGTGAATGATTTTATAAGACATTGTAGAAAAATAGTGAAAAATTATAAATTACTTGATAGATAATACCTATCAAACGCTTAGAAACGATTGTGTGCCCTTGTTTTAGGGCTAATATTAACTAAATATAAGAGAATAAAGACAATGTTCCAAAAAGGCAATAAATTATCAGTAGGTAATAAAGGAGGAGGAACTAAAACTAAAGCCCAGTTTGTAGAGGAAGCAAAGAATAAGATTAAGAAGATGACTATTGAAGAACTTGCTACTGATAAAGTATTTAAACAAATAACTACCTTAAAAGGTAGAGATAAAAAGGATAGGCAAGGCGTTAAAGAAATAGCGTTGCCTGTTTATCTTAAAAGCAAAGCAGAGAAAAGAAAGTTAGAAATAACTGGTTATGAAAATTTAACAGATAAAGAATTAGATGAGTATATCAAAAACAAGTACAATAAGTTTAAAGACACCCAACGAAAAGATGAAATTGATGAGAGCACTAGAGGAGAAGGAGAACAGAAGGAGTAATAACCCATTAAAGTATATTAAACAACACGATAAACAAAAGGAAGCTACTAACGCTTTAGAGAAATTAAATAAGAGTATAATAGCTTTATTTTGGGGTAATAGAGTAGGTAAGACAGAATGGGGAGCTCAGACAGTATCAAAGATAGTTTTAGGAGAGCATCCAATAATAAAGACCCCAGCAGAGATATGGAGTGCTTGCCCTAGTTATGATGAACAGAAAGACACTACTCAAGAGAAGTTATTAAGTTATATTCCTGATAATAGAATAACAGATAGAATATGGCTTAGAAAAGGTATTCTAAAAGAAATAGAAATAGATGGTAAGAGTAGAATAACTTTTAAAAGTTATGAGCAAGGTAGAGGTAAATTTCAAGGAGCTGGTAAACATTTAATATGGTTTGATGAAGAGCCGCCAAAGGATATATGGGAAGAATGTTTTGTTAGACAGAAAGCAGGAGTTATAATGAGAGTTATATTAACCATGACGCCAGTATTAGGTATGACTTGGGTATATAATGATTTATATCTTAATACAGATAATCCAGACTTATATGTTAGTAATGCAGGATGGAAGCATAATCCTTATTTATTAAGTGAGCAAATAGCAGTTATGAGTAGAGGTTTGTCTGAGACAGCTTTAAGAGTTAGACGAGATGGTGAGTTTGTTAAGATGACAGGTTTAGTATGTAATTGGTTTAATAGAGATACTCATTTAGTTGATATTAAAGAATTACCAGAGGGAGAGACATTTCTAGGCTTAGACTTTGGTTTTACAGACCCTACAGCAGGACTATATATAAGAGTAGATAGAGAGTTTAACTTTTGGATATTTGATGGTTTTTATAGACGTAATTTAACTAACCCAGACATACAACAGATACTCAAGTTAAAAGAGCAAGGACTAGGTAGAATAAGACGTATAGGTGATAGTGCTCAAGCTAGTGATATTAAACAATTATGTAATGCAGGTTTTAGTGTAGAGGGAGTAAAAAAAGAGAGTGGCACAAGCAGGGAAAATTGGGATGAATATAGGGCTAGACTTATGGAAGAGAGGGGCAGAGTGCAAGAACTAACAGGAAAGCCTAAAATATTTATAGCTAACAGTTTAAAGGATTTAGATGCTAAGGCTGATTCTTATAACTTCTTATTAAAGGAAATAGAGAACCTAAGATGGGAAGAGATTAAGACAGAGATGGGCATAGAGCAAAGACCACGTTGGGGTAAACAACCAAAGCACGCTATAGACGCTTTAAGTTATGTAATTGCTACTATATTGCAAGTACCAAGGGAAAGGAAACGTAATAAATATAAACCAATATCTAATTCATTAACTGGGTATTAATATGGATATATGTATAACAAATTTAGCAAGTGAAACATGTTGTGGAGAGTCTTTAGGGTTATTTTCTAGGTATGTATTTAAAAAAGATAAGAATAAATTAGAAACAAGGTGGCATGGTATAAAGATTAAAACAGATGGTAATGGGTTTGCAATAAGGGGAGGACAATGTCCTAAATGTAATAAGATATTTATAAGAAAAATAGAGTGGATTTAATATATTCAAAACAATACAAGGATTACAATACAATGAAACAAGAAACTAAAAAAGAAAGATATTATATAAGTACAGGTAAATGTTTAGAACACCAAGACATAGAGCCAGATGAGGAATGCGAGATATGTAAACTAATTAATAAGATATATAAGCCTCTTAATCCTAACAGTTTAACAGGCTATTAACTGGGAACTATGAAAAAAATTAAACAAGGCAAAGAAGCTAGATTAAAACTAAAGGAAGGTATTGATTTAGTAGCCGACATAGTAAAGGAAACATTATGCCCTAAAGGCAAGAATGTAATTGTACAACAATTAAATACTTATCCACGTAGTTTAAATGATGGGCATTATATAGCTCAGAACATACAACACGATAACCCTACTATCAACGCAGGTGTAGAACTCTTAAAGGCTATCTGTAAGAAAACTAATGATGAAGCAGGTGATGGTACTACCACAACAGCTATATTAGCTCAGAAACTAGTTGAATTAGGTTTAAAAGACATAGAGGCTGGTAAGAACTCAGTTGACGTTAAAAACCTCTTAAAGGGTGATTTAATCCATCTACTCAATAAGCTAAAAGGATACTCAAAAGAGGTCAAAACTATTGAAGATATAAAGAACATAGCTACTATAGCAGGGAACAACGATGAAGAGATAGGAGAGGCTGTTAAAGAAATATTTAATAAAGTTGGCTGGCACGCTTCAATAATCACAGAAAAGACCTCAAGGAATAAGATTGAAACTAAAACTGTTAAAGGTATTTACTTTAAACAAGGATATAGAGATTTACAAGGATTTGTTAATAATTCTCGTAAGATGACTGTAGACCTAGAAGAGGTTAAAGTCTTATGTGTAGATGACACTTTAAAGACTTTAGATGACCTTACTCCATTTTTAACTAAAGTAATGGAGGGTATAGCTGGCGAGGGTAAGGTAAGCTGGGATTTAAAACTATTAATAATAGCTAATGATATACATAACAACGAGAGGGTATTACAATTCTTAGCAGACCATAATAACTGGGCTTTAAATAGGGCAACACAAGATAAAGGTAAAAAAACAGTAGGTTTTCATTGTGCGGTAGTACAAGCTCCATTTGTAGGAGATGAACAGTCTCAGATACTCAAAGACATAGCTATAGCCACTGGGGGCGTATGTGTTAATAAAGAGTTAGGGTTTGCACTCAAAGATATAGACAATCCAGACCAGATACTAGGTAATGCTAAAAGAATTATAGTTGAAAAAGATAACACTACTATATTAGGAGGTAAGGCAAGTAAAGATAAGCTAGCGAAAAGGATTGAGATGATTAAAGGAGAAATAGACCAGACTAAAGGAATTAATAAAAAGACTAAATTACAAGATAGATTAGATATATTAATGAGCGGAGTAGGCATTATTAAGGCAGGAGGATATACTGAGATTGAACGTCAAGAGAAAATATTAAGGATTGAAGACGCTGTACTTGCTGTTAAGTCAGGTATTGAAGAAGGTATATGTGTAGGTGGAGGACAAACTTATTGGAGATTATCTAAAGACGCTAAAACTAAATACTTAAAAGAGGCTTGCTTGGCTATACCTAAACAGATTGCAAAGAATGCTGGTAAGAAAGTTATTGATAAAACAAGTGATAATATAGGTTATAATGCTTTAACTGATAAATTTGAGGA